CAAGTGATTATTAATAAGAACTGTATGCTGACTGATGACAGTATTTCTCCTACGATTGATTACGTAGGCACTTCGTTCTATGTCAATACTTCTTCTCAAGAATTAGATACCGATATTAAAGATATCTTTTCTCGAGCTAGAAATGGTAATTACAACATTGCTAAGATTTGTCAAAACATCCATGGGATTGGTGATGTAAGAGCGATTACCTTTATGGATAATCCACCTATTCTTTTAAACAGACAGAATAAATGGGTTTATGTTTTAGCCATGTCTCGATTCTTGAAGCATTGCTTGAATGTTCCTGCTCAACCTTACATGTATGTTAATCGAGGATATCTTAATCGATTCAAATACGAGCTTCTGAGTTTAAAAGGAGGTAAGGTATTCGATGATTATCGAGTAGCAGATTTAAAACCTCTGTTTGAAAAAGAAGTAGAATGGTTGTTTAATTTGTAAAAATAGAAAATACTCCTCTCTACCTTTTCTGGTAGAGAGGAGTGATACTTTTATGCTTTCTCTGCTAATTGAGATTTAATCCGATAACCTTCCAGTTGCCAGATTTTCTCAAAAGCATTGTTGTAAGAGACTTGTTCACCGATGCTGTGATCAAAGTTTTCAGGATCGATACAAGCCGAATCCCCGACTACAGTAAAACCATTTTTCAAGGTAATGGCACAAATGGTTACAGTAGTATCAGGTACTCGATGGTAATAAATACGTTCTACCAAAGATTCCAGTTTCTCTTCGTCTAAAGAAATGATTTCACTCATTTTGATTTCCTTTAATAATAATCAGAGATTAATTTGCTGTTGAACTTATCAAAGAAGAAAAATCCGACAGCTTCCAGTGCAATGTAATAAGGTGCACACAAGTTAATCACAATATCCCGTTTAGCTACTTTAGGAATAATCTCAGCAGGAATTGGTTGAGAGGTAAATACACCATAAGGAATATTAATGGTTCCTAAGTAGTCTTTCTTCCTTTTTCTCATGTTCTCACGAATATCGTTAGCCAATTCTTTATTCTCGAAAGAATTTAACCAATTCTCCATATCGGTTTTATTCGCAATATCTAACTTCACGTTAAATGAAGAATAAGGAGGTGGATCTGTCATGCCGTAATGCTTACCAAAAGTATCATTCCAGAACTTATAATTGGCAAAAGGAGATTGGTCTTCTTCTTTCTTATAAGAATCTTTCTCTTTAATCTGGGTAGAACGATAATAAATGGGTTCACCTTTTTCTAGAGAATGAATAATCTTTCTTTCTGCATCTGCAACTTCTTTTAAGATATCGAGTACTCTAATATTTTCATCGCTGTGGAAGTTATAGAGTCTTTCCATAATCTTCTCAGCGTGTTTAATGATGTCTTGAGGACTATTCGAGTTCCTCATGTGGACACCTTTCTTCTCAATATCTAATTCTGAATAAACGTTACCTTCTTGAATCGCAATCGTAGCAATATAGTGTTTCGTACGATTTAAGTTTACGAAAATCACGAAGTTAAATTCATTCTTCATCGCAATACCCCAGATATACTTTTCAGGCACACCTAGGTTTGCTGACATTGTCGCTAACAAGTGTTTTAAAGTTAATGAAGACAACATTACCATCGCAGAATAAACACCTGTGGATAATTGCTTGTCTTTAAAACCACGTGATTTATTCGTATACCATTTTGTCCATGCTTCTGTCGTAAAGATAGAAGAGTCAGTATCTGACATTAGTACGACTTTACGTAAGATAGCTGGAAGCATAGCTAATGAAGAAGGTAAGTGACGAGAGCGTAAGAATGTTTGAATATAATCCTTATACTCTTGGAATACATGATACGTATTGATGACTTGTGAAGCCATATCCAATACGGTTTCTGTTTTCACGTATTCTGATTCTCGTTCACCAATGACTTTATCCGAATGGACTTGAATGGCATGAATCTTAATTTCATCTAATGCACTATTAAAGATTTGTCCTGCTTCTTCTAATTCTAGTCCTGGAATTCTCTCTACTTTTTCAGAAAGCTTACCAATGAATTCGTACATGAACTCTTCATTGAATTTCTTCATCGCATGTAAATCGTAAATATAAGCAATACAGGCTCTTTCTTCACGAGTACATTTAAATAAGAATTCTTTAATCAGTTGTTCTTTCTCAGGCCATCTCCAATAGTTACGTGTACATTCTAAGATGTAATCAAATAACTCTTCTGTATTAGGTACATAAAGATCGTATTTATCTAGTACTGATTTTACAGCTTCTAAATCAATATTAGTAGTCAGTGCTACTAAGTTATTAATCGTCACATCAGCAGAATGATAATGTCGATTTCCACCTAATAGTTTTTCATTATTGGCATTGGCATATCCAGAAGTCATTCGACAGTTTGAAGTCAATACAGGATGCATGGATATACAATAGATGGGTGTAGAAGGTAACGAAGAAGCACCTGAAATAGAGTTAATGGAACGCTTAATGTTATTCTGTCCATTATTCGCAAAGGCTTCACCTACTGCATTACCCATTTGCTTCATCTGGAATTGACGTTTCTTTAAGGCTTTACGTTTAGGGAATGCTTCTTCTACGTATTGAGAGATATAAGACATTTTACGTTTATGCGGCATGAATGTCGTAAACGTCGCTGCCATGATCTCTTCACCCACAAAGGTTTCTTTGAGATATTGGAGTAAAGTAGAAGTATCGTCTTCGTACCTATCACCATTCTCATCCTTACGAACACATTTGATCTTAGGATTCTTAATGGGAAATAAACCATTGGGTTTAATGTTTTCAGCAATAAATTCCTTAGCTTCTTCAAAGGGAATAGATTCCATGACGGATAGGAATTTAGCTTGTTGTTCGATGTAATCTCCTACTGGATTAAGTTTACGTGTGTATTCGTTTGCCTGTAGTACAAATACATTTTCTTTTAGATCGTAATTCTTAACATTAATACCAGAGAGATCATTACGGATAGATGTAGGGGTATTCATCGTATCTTCCTAGATTAAAACTTTCAAAGAATAATGAACACATAGATTAATTTACACTCTACCCCTAAGTGGAGTAGAGTGTAAATGATTCACCTTATTGGGGTGGACGTTCGGTAGTCTCTGGTTTACCAGTCTGACCAGAAGGAGCGCGCTCAGGATTTGCAGCACGTTCACCTTCGTTACCTTGAGCGGTAGGCGTTGCAACAGGAGGAATGAAACGACCACCAGCTTCAGCAGCACCAGGAACACCTTCAGCGCCTGCACCAGCAGCAGGATTCACTTCTTCACGTTGAGGTGCAGCAGGTGCACCCGTCATCATCGCGTATTTAATGTTCGCCACTGCAGAAGGATCATTTTCTACATGGGGAATTGTTTGTTCATTAAAAACACGCTTAGCATTACGAATAAGAGTGGAATCGTCATTAGAGACTTCTCCTTGGAGCCAATATACAACTTCGCCGCCTTCGTAAGCTTTTTTAGGGGCTTCTGTGCCTTGTACTTCAGCTACAGTTCCGCCTTCG